ATGAGCAAAAGACTTTTAATTTTAGAAGACGGAACCATTTTTGAGGGAGAATCTCTTGGTGCAAACTTGGATGTTACAGGTGAACTTGTCTTTAATACAGGAATGACAGGCTATCAAGAATCAATCACTGACCAATCATACAACGGACAAATTTTGACTTTCACTTATCCAATTGTTGGAAATTATGGCGTCAACCGAGATGATTATGAATCAATTCATCCAACCTGTAAAGCCGTAGTTGTTCATGAAGCAGCGCGCCGTCCTTCGAACTGGCGGATGCAAATGTCTTTTGATGAATTTTTAAAAGCAAAAAATATTCCTGGAATTACAGGTGTGGATACTCGAGCGATTACTAAAATTGTTCGAGAACACGGCACTATGAAGGCCTCACTTGTACAAGCAAGAGATGAAGTAGAGCATCAAATGAGCCAACTTCAAGCGACAGTATTACCAACAAATCAAGTTGAAACAAGTAGTACGACGACCGCTTATCCATCACCAAATACAGGTAGAAAAGTTGTCGTTGTTGACTTTGGTTTGAAACACAGTATCTTACGTGAACTTTCAAAACGGGAATGTAATCTCACCGTTGTCCCATACAACACCAGTGCTAAAGAAATTTTGGAAATGGAACCTGATGGTGTCATGTTGACTAATGGCCCTGGTGACCCAACAGATGTACCAGAAGCAATTGAAATGATTAAAGAAATTCAAGGTAAAATTCCAATTTTCGGTATTTGCTTAGGTCATCAATTATTTAGTCTTGCAAATGGAGCAAAAACATACAAAATGAAATTTGGACACCGTGGATTTAACCATGCCGTTCGTGAAATTGCAACAGGACGAATTGACTTCACCTCACAAAATCATGGATATGCCGTTTCATCAGAAAACTTACCTGAAGACCTAATGATTACCCATGTTGAAATCAATGACGACTCAGTTGAAGGAGTGCGTCACAAACACTTCCCAGCTTTTTCAGTCCAATTTCACCCAGACGCAGCTCCTGGACCTCACGATGCCAGCTATCTTTTTGATGATTTCATGGATCTCATGGATAACTTTAAGAAATAAAGTGTTGGTATAACTAGCTTTACAAGCGTTAATGTTCCGTATATTTGCCAAAAGTAGCAAAAAAGTAGCAAAAATAAAAACCTGTTTTATAGCAGGTTCTTTTTTTATAGATTATTAAGTGCATCAACAATATCTTTCTTTGCCTTTTTAGTAACGTGATTATATATTTTAAGAGTTACTTTTGCATCAGAATGTCCAACTCTTTCCATGATAGATTTTAATGGCATACCGAGTTCCGAGAGAAGTGAAACATGAGAATGCCTAAAAATATGAGACGAAATATCTTTGTCAATATGATTCGCTTTTGCAGCTTCTTTTAATTTTAAATTAAATGAGTTCAATACTAACGGATTCCCTCTACTTGATAAGAAAATATAGTCATCATCTTCAGCAGAGAAATGAATTAAATCGTACTGTTTTCTCTCTTCGATTATTTCTATAGCTCTATCTGGCAAGTCAACGATACGGAAACTGGTAGAAGTCTTAGGCGATGTTTTTTCAGCTTCTGTGATACTTCGCATAAAGCTATCAAGCGTTCCCTCAACTCTTATTGAACCGTCATGATAGTTATTCCACTTTAAAGCTTGAAGCTCTCCATATCGCAAACCAGTAAGCCATAGGAACTCTGACATCCTAGAATGAAGCAAACATCTTTTTTTATTAGCTAAATATGATATTATTTTTTCTGCTTCATCTCGTTCAAGATATTTGTTCTCTATCTTTTCACGCTGTTTATTTTTATCCTCTATCTTAAGAGCTATTTCAGTGTCTTTTACAGGATTATTTGATAAATATTTTCGACTGATTGCAAATTTAAAAATTGTTGAAAGTAATGCTCGAATTTGACTAGTGTAATTATAAGAGTACGTCCCAAATGTGTACATTTCATCAATAAGTTTAGTTATCAGTTTTCCATCAATATTTTTTATAAGCATATCATCAGAGATTACTGTATGTATTCTCTTTAAATTACCGTCAACTTGCTTCCAAGTTTTTCTCTTGTTTTTTGCCTGGTAGTAAGGGAACCATTCATTTAGAAGTTCGCCGAAAGTTATATTTTTTTGAGCAGGATCAGTAGTAGTGATATCTTCTATCTTTTCAGATAATATTCTTATAGCTTGTTTCTTAGCTTGTGGTGTATCTTTTTCTAACGTTACGCTTGCAGTCTTTGTTTTCTCAGAATAGGGATCAATATATCTTTCACAATATTTAAATTTTCCATTTTTTAGATCGACTATCCACATTTGATTTTTACTCACTTTCTTGCTAAAATTGAGTACAGTAAAAGACCTTCGTTTGAAGCGTTTATACTGTATTTGAGATTAAATCCGCTCTCGCCGTCCAAAGTTAGGGCGGATTTTTATTTATTTAAAAATTTTTATAAATTAATATAATTTTTATATCCTAGAAGATAAGAACCATTAGCTTGTTTAATGAATGTTAAAACGACTGACTTGTAGTTTCCGTCACTATAATCCCATTTAGTATTATCGTAGATTACAGTTTTAGTGGCATAGCCATCAGTCGAAAGTGATGTTATATCAGTAGGAATATCATGAGAAGAAAGTACACTATTATAATTTGTTCCACCGTTACCGTTACTGTCACCAACTACCAATGATTTATACTGATTAAGTGTCCAGTTAAATTTAGTCACAGCATTCCAAGCAGTTGCTCCATATTTCCATCCATTATTTAGCAATGAGTTCTGTTCAAATGAGTTCATTGTATAGTTATGAGAGCCGGATTGTGCGTTTGGATTATAAGCAACATAAACAGATGAATTTCCGCCTGAATAAAAAACTGGTTGTCCGTTATAATCCCATTTCCAACCTCTATTTACAAGAGATTGAGCTTCATATTTGCTCTTTGTATAGTAATGATCTCCCCCATTAGCATTGGGATTATAAACACGATAAACAGGATAATTACTAGATAAAGGAGCGACCCAACCTGTTCCTTCATCATCCCAACCAGCCACAATAGCATTTAATTGCTCTGTACGACTTTTGGTATAAAAGTGTTCTCCAGTATTTTTGTTATAAAGGCGGTAGATGCTAGTTGTTTGATCTGCAGCTTTAACATCTTGGGTTAGTGCAACAGTACCTAATGCAAGAGTAGATGCAATTAGGACTTGAATAGTGTTAATTTTCATATAAATACTCCTACCTAGCTTTTAATGAGATTCTGGGTATTGCTCATAGTTTTATGGTTTAAATCCGCCCCTTGTCGTCAAACTTGAGCGGATTTTTTGGTTTAATTTAATTCAAAAGTTATTTTATCATCTTTCAAAAACATATTTCCAGTATAGATAAGCTTGTATTTATTACCTATTTTAGCTTGCCCAACCATTGTACCAGTTACTGAACCACCTTTTGCTAGACTTCCGCTATGTAAAGGGTCAGAAACGGGGTCGTTTCCGTTATCATCCATCAGATATTCTGAAAGGTCTGTTTGATTTCCGTTATCATCAATTTTAAAATCATAAGGGTTGTAATCAGTTGTTTTGTCACTTGTATTCGTGATTGTAACATTAACTAATACAAATTGGTTACCACTATCAGGAGTGGAGTAACTTGTTCCTTGACTATAATCAACTTTATTAACCTTGAACTGAACTCCGTTAATATCAGCTGTTTCCCCTATTTTAAAAGAAGCCTTTTCTGATTTTTTTGTATCAGAGGTTTGAGAACTTCCAGAATCCTCAACTTTTTTTGCGATTTTAGAACTAGATCCCGAACTATTAAAAGAATCATTTAGTGTTTTAGCATAAAAAGCTTGAGTTGCCATAACAATTACAAATGCAACGATTGAAATAACTAAACTTACAATGCTTAAAGTTTTTTTGTTTTTTCGGTTTATTATTAATGCAATAATCGCTAGGATGAATCCAATAACTGCAAGTATAGCAGCAAAGTTATTTACAATTGGCACCCAAGATAGAATCAATGCTAAAATTCCAATAATTAAAGCAATGAGCGCAAGAACAATGTTCTCTTTTTTCTTTTCCATAAAGTTTATATTTCCTAACCTAGCTTTTAACGAGGTTCAAGATGTTGCTCGTAGTTTTACTTATTTAATTAGTTCCCAATAATAGCTGGAATTCTTTTTCTGCCATATTAAAGAAATTATGACTTAGATGATAACGATCCAAAAATTGGTAAACATTAATAGCTTCAATTACATCAAAATAACTAATGTAATCTACGATATAATCATGCATTTCTTGCTTATTTATACTAACTTTTATTTCATCTTCAAATATTTCAGTGATAGCTTCATGCAGCTCTAAATATTCATTTTTGATGATTGACTCAGCCAATTCAAAAGGTGCATCTATTGTATTCACAAACACATTGAAATATTCATAGCTTCCCCCATTGGCTTCAAATATTTCCCAAAGCAGAAGAATCGCTTCGTGGTTTGCTCTAACTTCTTGTGGATTGATTGCATCAAAATATTTCCCACGATGGTTATCTTTATTAATGATATGAATCAATTCATGAGCAACTTCGAAAGGAGTTGCTTCATCAGAATTATAAATCATTACCCTAGCATCAACATTAACAACTGCCGGTAGTGGCATAGATTTAATATCACATATTTTGAATCCACATTTTTCAATTTCTTTAAGGAGATATTCTAAAAGTTCCTGTCTGCTCATAGAAACCTCCTATTTGTCTTCTAGCTCTTTTCCTAGAGCTTTTTTCATAGCTTCTTTTACTTCATCAGTTAGAGGTCTGCCATCAAATGAAACCCACTTGTCCCAATCAACTTTATTATCATCCACTAAATCTGCAAGGTCAAATTTTTCTTGTTCGTTTTTAATAGAAACAATTTTAGATTCTTTTTTCTTTTCTTGGTTTTGCTCATCTAATTGATTGGTTGCAGTGTTTAAAACAACTTTTTGTCTTGGCTCTTCGAGTTGTGAACTGATTTTATTTATTTCGGATAGAATAGAAGATGTTTCTGAATACTTTTCCACTAAATCAGATTTATCTACTCCAAAATACCGAGACATTAACTCTATTTTATCAATTCTTGGGTATGTTTTTGCATTAACCCAATCCAAAACAGTAGTATACTTAAAACCCATAATTTCGGAGAACTCTTTAACATTTAAGCTTTTTTTAGATAAATGCCGTTTTATGTTCTCGGACATTATTTCTTTGTTTCCTAAATCTTTTGTTTTCATATTCGTATTATACGGGTAAACCGTAAAAAAAGCAAGTAAACACCATAATTATAAAATAAAACTAAAAAAAAGAAAGTTTTTTATTGACAAGCACGGTTTAACCGTGTTACAATTAACTCATAAAGTCAAACAAGCGAACAAACAAAACAGTTGCGAAGCTTCTGTGAATGTAGTTACACGTTGTATTCAACTCAGCGTAAGTAGCAAGTTCGGCAAATAAAAAGCCCCATAGGGGCGGAAATAATAATAGTTACTTGGACTGTGAAATTCTGTATTGCATTTCTGTCCAAAGATTAGTTACAACACGTTGACCAATTGTTACTCCGTATGTTGTAGCCATAGAAAAGAATATGCTAAATAATGAAGACAACACGATTTCAAAAACAAGTTTCCCTAACTCTTCGGGATCTTTAATAGGAGCAAAAAAGGCATGAGAGAATTTTTTACCATAATTAGTAGCTTGTGTGAGCAAATTGTTACTTACTTTGCTTATTTCTTTATCATTTATCTTGTTGGAAGTTTTTTCTTCCATATTGCTTGGAGGATTAGAAATGGCGTTGCTTTCGCTTTCTTCCCAAGCACCAAGAGGAGGATTATTGAAAATAGTATCAGGGGATACGAGGAAGATATCTCTAAAAAAATGACTGAGATTAGCAGTATTAGTAGAAAGATTAATATTTTGCGAGATGATCTCTAGATTATTTAATGTCTGTTTGATAGCAGGAACCCTTTTATAGTATTTTCTTACGTCTGACATATTACTACTATTAAATAAACTAGTATCACTCATTTGAGATTGTACCCTCTTGCTCAGTTCCAAAGCTTTTTTAACAGAGGGTTTTCGGATAATTGAATCTGATAATTCAATCATTTTGTGGAAACGTCCGTCGTCAAAAGGCGACGTTAAATAATCTTTGTTCATAAAATCTCCAGTGTATTTTTATTTTGAACAAAACCACCAGCCGCGGTATCTCATTCAATATAATTATAGCACGGAGTTGTGATATCGCTCACAAATTATTGTGAGCAGGGAAGACTGGCGAACAGGTTCGATTCCTGAACTTCCCTTACTGCGAAAGCAGAAGTTTATTTAAAAGAAAGGAGCCAGTATGGCAGAGAAAACACCAGTAACTTATACATTGTTGCAATTACGAACTGGTAAACGTTGGACTCAAAAAGAAGCAGCTAAAAAGCTAGGCGTATCTGAATCTACATTATCAAAATGGGAGAATGCCATTAGATTTCCAACAATGGATCAAGTTTGGGTAATAGAAGATACCTATGAAGTACCATTAAGTGGTATTAATTTTTTACCAGAAAACACGGTTAAACCGTATAAAAATAAACAGGCTAGTTAGAAAGGTGAAAACATGAAAGAATTACAAAATTTTAATTTTAACAATTTACCAGTAAGAACTGTACTTATTGATGATGAACCTTGGTTTGTTGCAAAAGATGTCGCTGATATTCTTGAATATTCCGATACTCAAGCAATGACACGTCGACTTGATAAAGAAGATATCATGACCGACAAATTGTCGGGTATGAATATGAAGTCAACAATCATTAACGAAAGCGGACTTTATGAAGCAATCATCGGCAGTAAGAAAAAAGAGGTAAAACCATTCAAGCGTTGGATTACTCATGAAGTACTCCCAACAATTCGCAAGCACGGGGCGTATATGACGGATGCAAAGCTTGAAGAAGTACTGCTTAATCCAGATACACTCATTAACCTTGCTACACAGCTAAAAGAGGAACGACAAGCACGGCTTGGGCTTGAGAAAGAAAATAGCCAGTTGAATCTAGAACTTGCTGCAGCTACTGAAAAAACAACTTACCTTGATTTAATCCTTGAAAGTCCTGATGATATTCTAATCACTCAGATTGCACAGGATTATGGATTTAGTGCAGTTAAATTCAACCGAATTTTAAACGAGTTGCGGATTCAACGAAAAGTCAATAAGCAATGGGTACTGTACTCAAGATATATGGGTAAAGGTTATATCGGCAGTCGAACTCAAAACTATGTAGATAGTAAAGGTCAAGAGAGAACATCAATTACTACCACATGGAAGCAAAAAGGTCGCAAGTTCCTATATGAAACGCTCAAAAAACATGGCTATTTACCTCTTGTAGAACAAGATGATTTAGCCAGTTAGAAAGGAAAACATAATGACTACAATCGGAAAAGTTAAGATAGTTGAAATCGAAGATGGACCATTCATGACAGACGGAGAAATTGCTAAGTATCTGTATAAGACAGAAGTGTTAGATGAAAAAGGTAATATCGACAAAAAGTCTAATGCTTATCTTCGGGCGCAAGGTAATATCAAAAAATTTGCTGATAATGCCCCTGATGGTTTCGTGATTGATGTTGACGGACGACTTACTCACTTGATTGCCTTCTTAGCATGGTCAATTTGGAGCAAGAAGTATCGAGGAATGTCTAGAGCGCCTAAGTTTATTGATTATTTCACAGAAAATAAAAATACACTAACTTCAATTTTATAAAGGAGTCACTCATGACTTACACATACATAGTCAACCCAGAAACGGGGGAAATCCTGTTTGACCTGGTTCACGACTTAATCACACAAAACATTCGAGCAATCAAGCTTATTGCTAAGAAATTAAATGCGGTGCTCCGCTAGAAAGATTAATAAAATGAAAAATACAATTTTAACAACAAGAGAAGCAGATGCTGCACTTCAAACCGCTCTAATCGATGGTGCTAAATGGATTATCGCAAGAAAGACCGATACAGTGCTTTATCAAGGTAAGACAATGAACTTTACACCACTTAGAAGCGGTGGAGTATTACTTGAGGTTTACTAAATATGAGCAAACAACAAAAAAGCGTCCACTCGGCAAAGTGAACGCAAAGACGTGATACGTCTACAAAATTTTATATCTAGATTATATCACGTTTCAACAAAAATAGGAAATGGAGAACATTATGGAATTACAACTTATACCAGTAGATGGAGATGGACAAAGGGTTGACTTGAATCCATCAGCTATAAAAGATATGGATAACATCACACTTACAGAATTCTTAGCTCAGGCAAAGATTATATCTGACCTTTATAAAAAGGGCGAAACTGAGGTTAAAAAACGGCTTGATGAAGGTCAACAATTCAATCGTTTGAGTTATGGCAAAGCGGCACAACAAAAGGTTTTAACCATGACTAATAAACAGAAATATGACTTAGTTAAAGCTCATGGTTGGGATTGTGTAGAGCCAATTACTTTAACTAAACTCAAGAGCAAGTTTGGAGATGGAATAGAACAAGAGCTTGAGCAGTCCATTGTTTATAAAGATAAGAAAGCACCTCTTAAATGGGATGCGTGAGGTAAATTATGGCAGATTATGAAGAACAAATGCTTGCCTTACAAAAGCCTTTGCAACCAGACCGAGTAGTTTGGAGAGTTCAACAATCAGGATTTTCTAAACAAGGGAAACCTTGGGCTATGGTTCTTGCTTATATGGATAATCGGGCAGTTCAAGAACGTTTTGATGAAGTTTTTGGAATTGCCGGATGGAAGAACGAATTCAAAACAGCTCCAGATGGCGGGACGTTATGTGGTATATCCGTTAAGTTTGGAGACGAATGGGTAACCAAATGGGATGGCGCAGAAAATACTCAGGTTGAAGCAGTTAAAGGTGGGTTATCTGGATCAATGAAGAGAGCAGCTGTCCAATGGGGAGTAGGTAGATATTTATATGACTTACCTACCAGTTTTGCTCAAACCTCACTTGAAAAGACTGATGATTGGAACAAAGTTTTTGATAAAAAAGCAGGAAAGAACTTTTGGTGGAAGAATCCACAGCTTCCAAGTTGGGCTTTACCTCAGAATTCAAAGCTTCAAAATACAAAAGCTGATTTTACTGAAGAAGAGATACCAACTCCACCTAAATTATATGTTGTTGGTAAAGATAAAAAAGAATTTGATGAGAAAAAGCTTCAAGCTGTAGTTAACAAAATGGCTATTATTGCCGGAAAAGACTATGGGGCAAGTGTTGATGAACAAAATGATTGGCTAAAAATGCCACTTGATGAAGCATACAATGATATCGAAAAATTCGTAGATATAAAAAAGGAAGAACAAAATGATTAACAATGTCACTCTAGTAGGAAGAATCACTAAAGAACCTGAACTTAGATATACACCACAAAATAAAGCAGTTGCCACTTTTACTCTTGCAGTTAATCGAGCATTTAAAAATGCTAATGGAGAAAGAGAAGCTGACTTTATCAATTGTGTTATTTGGGGTAAATCAGCCGAAAACTTGGCCAATTGGACTCATAAAGGTCAATTAATCGGAGTTACTGGTAGTATTCAAACTCGAAACTACGAGAACCAACAAGGTCAACGAGTTTATGTAACAGAAGTCATTGCAAACAATTTCCAAGTACTTGAAAAAAGCAATCAAGCAAATGGTGAACGAGTTGGTAATCCAGCTGCAAAGCCACAAAATAACGATTCTTTTGGAAGTGATCCAATGGAAATTTCAGATGATGACCTACCATTCTAATAAGTGCTGGAGGGTGGCGGAACGAGCCGTAAAGTCAATGAGTATTTAGTGTTTACACATAACCACTCATCGCCAGCTTTTAATTTGAAAAATAAAACTTGAAATAAATATAGAGGAAAGGAGTGTCTGTGGCACAAAGAAGAATGTTCAGCAAAGAAGTAACAACGAGTGATTTATTCGTTGATATGCCGTCATCAAGTCAACTTTTATACTTTCATTTAGGAATGGAAGCTGATGACGAAGGATTTATTGGTAATGCAAAAATGTTAAGCAGAGCATACGGTTCAAATAATGATGATTTGAAACTCTTGGAAGCCAAAGGATTTATCATTGCATTTCCGAGTGGAGTCACAGTTGTTAAAGATTGGAATTTGAACAACAAAATAAGAAAAGATAGACAAAAACCAACGATATATACAGAAGAAAAAACACTGTTATCTCTTGATAGCAAAGGGTCTTATCTACTTGGCAACCAAGTGTCAACCATTCCGCAACCAAATGACAACCAAATGTCCGCACAGGATAGGATAGGAGAGGTTAGGTTAGGTAAGGATAGTATAGGTAAGGATAGTATAGACGCTTCGCAACCAAATGCCTTCCAAGAAAAAAGTTCAGGAGAAGATATAAACTCACTTCTTTCTGAATATCTTGATTCGTTTATTGAATTCTCTAGTAAAAATATTGCAAAAAGAGCAATGGCACAAGTTGAATTCATGAAACTCTCATCAGAAGAAAAGAAACAAGCAGTAATCGGAGCTAAAAATTACTTTGAATGGTATAAACAAGAAAATCCAGAAGATAAAACTAAAAAATTTAGTATAAATTCCTATGCGTTTTTAGAAAGTGCAACTTTCAAATCATTCCAGCAAAAAGTAAAAGTTAAAAAAGAAACTCTTGGAGGTCTTATCTAATGGCTTTTGATACATGGAGAGATGACGGAGAGTTTGCTATCAAAGCAACCGATGTTTTAAAAAACTATCAAGAAGGTGGGGAACTGGGAGCTTGTGAAGTTCACGGCTGTGAGATTATCGGTTCTAAGAAACCTGTGCTTTCATATCCTAAGAACGAAAAAGGCGAAGTGATTGGAGAACCTTACTTATACAATGTAAGAGTTTGTCCGATGTGTCATGCTGAAGGCATAAAGACAGTTTCTGCCAAAGCTGTCAATGACTTCTTAGGAGAATTCAAAGCTAAAAAAGGTATTGATTTGACTGAAAATGTCATTGTTAAATATGATTTCGCTGATGAATTAAGTGTTGTATCTTGTGACAACATGGTCAAGTGGATTGTTACCAATGTTGGCAGACAGAAAAAAGTAAAACGATTAAAGGTCAGAAAGTACATACAGATTGCTGAAAATAGATTTTCTAGTGATGAAGCAAGAGAAAAATATTTGAAGATATTACACGATATTGAAGAAGCAGAAATTCTAATTTTCGATTCATTGGCAGACTTCACATCGAATCAAGCTGAAAAAGCATTGACTCCTTTATTAAGCGCAAGTGATAACTGCTCAATTATTATACTAACAATTCCAGAAAGTGATGAAAGGCTTGAACAATTGCCAGCAAGATTGAAATTTAAACTCAATAATGCGCAAGTAATGAATTTCTCAAGTACAGGACACCAAAGATGAAATTTAAGTTTGAATTGGATAAAATGCCAACTACTCAGCAGCAAAAAGGCATTAAAAAAGTGAATGGGAAACTTCAATTCTATGACCGCCGTGGAACAAACAACTACAGTCTTAAAGCTCAACTCATGAAAAATAAACCGAAAGAGTGCTTTGAAAAAAACGTTCCTTTGAAGCTATCTGTTACTTTCTTCTACGCTATCAAGCAAAAAAAGCGTTGGTGGCAATGGAAAACAAGCAAACCTGACTTAGACAATCTTATGAAGAACTTGCAAGACTATATGACTAAGTTGCGTTATTACAGCGACGACAGCCAGATTGTATGGCTTGAAGCTAAAAAGGTTAATGACGAGAAAAACAGAATAGAAATTGAAATTATAGAGGTGTAAGAATGACAGCATTCAGAATCATACCGACTGTTAAATTGTTCAACTTAGCTAAGAAAGCAAGATATGACGGTTATGGAAGTAATTCAGTATATATCACAGTCAGAACTAAAGGAAGCCATGAACTGGTTGAAATTTATCGAGATATTAAATCTGTTTTCAATAACGGAAAAGATATGACTTGGAATCAACTGTTTAATTTTATGGATAAGCAACTTACAGAATCATTAGTTGTATTTGAATAGCTCTAATTCATGAAAATTACGGTTACATTGAGCGCTTAAACCGTTTCACGGATAATTTATCACGAACTAGGCAAAAGCGCTTAGAAGCTAAAATATAAGGTGTTAGTATGACAACGCAAAAAGAAAAAAATGTCCTAGATTTTAAAGATAAGGATATCTTGAAGAATCATAAAGTCGCTGACAAAGACGACGAATGGTTTCATGAACAATGGAAAAATAAACTAAGTGGATTGAAAGAGGCAGGAGATGGCAAGATTAGAAAAAATTTATGATGTTTATTTCAATGGGATAAAAACGGTAACTGGTACGAAAAAAGAGATTTCGAAAATGCTTCTTGTTTCACCTCATTCAGTCGCTGGATGGGTTAAAAATGGTATGGCTAATTCTCTAAAAAATAACGCAGTCAAAGTCGCCATTGTAAATGAAAAAGCGATGATGGATAAATATCCCGGTTGGAAGCCTTATGGTGGTTCAAAATCTAAGACTTCTGATGAAATAACCGATCGTGACCGTAGAAAGCACGAAACAAAAGAAGAACGTAGATTGCGAAGAAATATCAGAGCGCAAATGGCAATCGAAAATTCAAGAAAAGAAGAATTAGGATTATAGGAGCAGCTAGATGAAATGCGATAAATGTGGCAACGAAATAGATTGTGATTGCATGGGATGCCATGAGTGTGAACCTGAACTTACATGCGAAACTTGCGGATTTTGCCATATTGACGGTTGGGAAGCTGGGGCATGCTGGAGTTTAGCCAATGGCCCTGATTATGACCCATTTGACATTTAAAGGAGCAGCTAGATGAAAACAAAAGGTGAGCTTTTCAAAGAAGTTAATGAAAAATATGGGATTAGAACAACTGCAGTTTTTCATTTCAATCCAAACGATGAATTGACGGACGAAGAATATCAAAAGCAACTTGATTTTTATAAAAAAATGTCTGAAATAAATTGGGATGACTTCGAAGATGATGAAAGTGACGATTTTTAAATGATAGGAGCAGCTAGATGAAGCCAAAATTAAGAGCTTGGGATAGAGAAGATGAGCGTATGAGTTATGGAGAGGTTGAATATTTCGATGATAGCATTAATTATCGTTTTGACCATTTCTGTACTGGCGCTGATGAAGACGTTGAATTTATGCAGTCAACAGGATTAAAAGATAAAAACGGCGTTGAAATTTATGAGGGTGATGTAATAAATTGTAGGAATTCTTTCAGAAATCCAATGACTGGTTCTGGGTCACTTTCCATAAATAGAGACTTTAAAATAATTTTCGAAAATGGTGAATTCAAGGCTAAAGGATTTGATATACGATTAAAAAATATCCTAAGCTATAGCGAAGTCATCGGAAATGTCTATGAGAACCCTGAATTATTGGAGGACACGAAAAATGACTAAAAATGATTATATTGAGAAAATCACTCAAAATTTAGAACATTTAACAAAAGACGAACTTAAAGATGTGACGGCTTTAACAAATGCTCAGTTCGGAGTACGGTTTAAAGTTGCTGAAAAAGAGTACTGGGGAAAAAAATCGCTGATTTAAAATCCCAACTCCAACAGCAAGCCCTGCCAGTCGTGCCTGAGTTTGTGGCAGGAGCTATTGAAAGTATACCGGACCATTACTCAGCGTTCGAAGCTATCGACTTAATTAAATCAAAAGTTGAGGTTTTTACCGAAGAAAATAAAGATTGGCTACAAGTCTACAACTGGCTTTGTGAGGGCATTGATAACCAAGACATTTTCGCTCTAGCTTTTATCACTCGCAAATATGAAGTCGAAAAACCGCAGCTGTTCTATTTGAAGAATAAGCTGACGACGAGTTACTTGGCGCTAGATATCAACACTGGTTACTATGAACATTGGGGAGAAGAGATAATTCCAAAGTTGCTGAACAAACAAGGATATAAAACATCCTTTACCCAGCAAGAAATCGATAGCATGCAAACTGGGTCATATGAACAGATTGAGGTGACGGAATGAGATATGAAGTATTACAATTTGATTCACAGTTTGATTTAGAAGATAAGGTCAACGAAAGACTAAAGCAAGGTTGGAAATTACAAGGCGGAGTATCAATTACAAGCCATGGAATGTCAATTTATTGTTCGCAAGCAATGGTTAAAGATTGAGGTGGCGGAATGGGCCTAGAGTTAGTAGACACACCCAAAGAGCTAGTATAAGAGTACGGGAGCAAGTGCCTTATGGGAACAGATGAAAATGGTCAAGTATTTTTCACAAAAGCACAAGTGACGTTTATAGAATTGGTTGAGGACGGAGAATGAGAAAGTTTGCTATGAACTCCGCAAAGGTGCTATCAGAAATAAAGAAAGATGTTCACGAAAATATTGACCGATATTATAGAGATATCATGATTGCTGATAGCCTTTGGGAGCAGAAGAAGGCGCTTGGTGAGTTACAACTTTATATGAAAAGACAGATTAAAAAAATAAAAGAAGTTGAGGATGGTAAATGACTGAAGCGGCAAAAAAATATACTCTAACAGCTCAGAATATTCAGGCTTATTTATGTGAGCTTGGCATTAAACCTACTGAGGAAGTATCAATTTATAGCATTGAATATTATTTTGATAAACTACCTTCCACCACTGACAAACTTTCGGTTGAAAAACTCCAAGAACAGCTTAACACTGCGAAAAAGGCACTGACAGAAATAGCAGATGTAAAACGGCGCCTTGAGCAGACAACTGATTTTGGAGTAGGATTTCAGCCGATCTATAATGCCCTGGCATTTGTGGTAGCAGAATCGAAAAAGGCACTCGCAGCGATTGGAGGGGATGATGAATAAAAACGAATATTTTGTTGAGGTTTATGAAGATGGAGAGCTAGTTAAAACTATTGATTTTGATGAATTTTCAGACGCTTTAAAATATTATGCAGATGGTTGGGAAGAAGGCTATTGGGCTGAGATTTTCCGAAACGTCTTAGATTTGGACGGAAATACCATCAAAACTGAACAATTTGAATACACTTGGAAATGAAGGGAGCGGCGATGAGTGAATTAGAAAAAGCTAAACAAATAGCTGCAGAAGCATTTAATTTTAAGTCAAAAGCTTATACAACTATTGAACAGCAGAATGAAATAATCGAAGTTAATCGTAAAGCATTCATGCAAATTTTAAGTCTATCCTCACTCACGATTCCTAAAAGCATTGCGGATGCACTTGACGTAGGAGACCTCATATTTTTAGCTTGGACACATGGAAATGATTTGCTTGGTAAAATGTCGGATGAGGAAAGAAATGCAGAGTGCAGACGCAGAAATGCTATTGCCAAAGCTTACCTTGCAGGCAAAGCCCTCGGAGTTGATTTAGTGAAAGTGGTGGAGTGATGAATAAAGAAAATCTTAACAAAATCAATGATATCAGTTCAGAGATAGCAAAAATTGACCGATTTATTGAAAGTTACTGTCGTGCACCAAGAACAGTAGGTTTAAACATTTACAAACAAGAAAAGTTTTTAGGTATGACATTAAAACCTTATGGCTTTTTAGGAAACATAGAGTTTGCTATACCAAGTAAACTCAACCGTAAGTTGATTGATTTGATAGTAGAACATCGAGAAAGTTTAGTTTCTGAGCAAGAGAAATTGTGGGGACAAGAATGACCGACAAACTAATATCGCTGGTCAATGACTGGTGGGGAGGGATTGAATGAATAAAGTTGTTTGGGCGCTGTTTGATAGTGGAAATGGATGCTACAAACAGGCTGTAAAAAAATACTATGGAGATGATGTAAAAATCATTTCCATTGGTATTGATATTGAAAATAAAAACACTGACTTCTTAAACCTAGACTTATCTGATACAAGCGAATATTTTGGTGAAAGTAATTTATTTAAAGAATTAGATAAACTACCAAAACCTGATATTATTCTAGCTAGTCCACCTTGTGAGTCATGGAGTAATGCAAGCGCAATGCTTAATGGAAATGTTTGTTGGTACACAGAATCAACAGATACGATGTTTGGCCAAGAATTTGTGAGTAATGAATTTACAATTAGGACCAGGCAACAATTAGAAACAAAAAATGATACTCCATTCAGAAAGCACTGGTGGAAGACGGTCTATTCAAGATTAAATGGCGAACTATGCGCCTTTAATACAATAAGAATAATCGAGCGCTATCAGCCGGAAGTATGGGTAATTGAAAACCCACAGTCTAGTAGAATATGGAAATATTATAAGCAGATTCAAGATTTTCAAGGAATTAAAAACATTGCTCATTACAGTGCTTATGATTCTGAAAGGTATTCAAAAAAGCCGACTTGTTTTTATTCAAATCTGATGTTTAATCTAAAAATAACGGATGAACAAAGTAAGTTGACTTTTCAAGGATTGGGAGATAAAGGTATTTCACGAAGTTACAATGTTAGAAGTGAAATTCCGCTTCAATTAATAAAGGACATTTTAGATCAATGCTTTTTAAAATTAGAAAAAATTGCTTAGGAGGACAACCAATGAAACTTTTGTGTAAGCTGTTCGGGCATAAGTGGTCGGAATGGAGAGTATATTTATTTGGCACTCATGAAGAACGCTTTTGTCGGCGTTGCTACATTACAGATAAACGCTTAAACCGCTCAGACCTTGACGAGTCTGAGAACGTGCGAGGGGAGGAAAAAGAATGACAGATACAGTAACTAATATTATTTTTATCGTTTTCTTCATTTTAATGATTTTAACAAGTATTCTACAAACCAAATCTAATAATAAATTAGAAAAAATAAAAGAAGAAATTTATGAACTTGAAACAGATATCATGCAAAAAACGCTTGAGCAAAACGAAATGCTCGTGAAATTTATTGATGAGTCTAGCGGTAGCCATGAAAAATGGCTTGATAAACATATGGATTGAGGTGGAAAGTGGGATTAAACGATATTGATTATATGGATTCCGAAATTGGGAGAGTAGAACTATCAGCACAATTTAAACTTAAACAAATACATGATATTACAAATAGTCTTTTGGACAATAAAAATAGCAATAATAAGCCAATGAAATCCGATTTTACTATTGGTTATATGGTGGCCATAATTAATGTTATTGATTATTTGTCAAATAACGAAGATAAACACATGGATTGAACGCAAAAAAAGCCCAAGCTGACCAAGCTTGAGCTTCGCATGTAAAAAATAACACTTTTTCATTTTATTTTGTGGTCACACATATTATATCATACTGAGCTAGGAACTCGCTAAACTCAACTGGAGGGAAAATGGAAATCTATTTCAAAACTGAAGAGAACACTATTCTCTTTTCGACCAATAGAAATCAAATAGTTGAACTTCGAGGGTTAACTGTAGATGAAGTCGAAAAAACAATAAAGTTCTACAATGATTTAAAAGCTGCAAAAGAATAGAAAAAAAGCCCGCTGGGAACGGGCTTCGTTGAAAGAATTTCTAACTTAATTATACCACAAAAGGAGAATTTGATGAATGGCAGATAAGTTAGATAGAATTATTGGAGATTACGTAAATGGCAGACTTGAAGCCAGAATAAAATCAATTGAAAGTAGATATCTTTATAAGCAAAAAGTAGATAACTTAGGCATTCGTACGGCTTATTCTGGTGGTTCGGAACCTGAAAGTCATGTTTTAAATAAAGAAGCACTTGAAAATGATGAGGAATTAATCAGATTAAGAGAATTGATAAGACAAATAGATATCTGGTATCTACCTTTGATTCAAGTCGAAAAAGAGGTAATAAGACTAAAATGTGAAGGATATAATGGCAGATACTGGTATCAAGTAATGCAAGAATTGGATGTTCAAGGATTTGAAGTTCCACAGAAGAAAGCTAAAGCTGCTTATTATAAATTTAGGAATGACATCTATTCTTTTGTTATTCACTTAATTTGAGAGGGACAAAATAGGCAAAAAAAGAATCGAAATTGCCTAAAATTGGCACCTCAACCCTTGTTTTTGCTGATATACTTGTATTATGAAGTAAAAGGCAAAAGCACAAATTTCGGAAAAGTAAGGTTGAATTTGCTTCATAAGCTTGTCAGGGTTCGACTCCCTGACTTGCTATTTTATTACAGGTTGTCCAATGGGCAGCCTTTTATTGTTGGAGAAAGGTGGTGGAAAATGAGTAAATTAAATCTTAAGCAACAAGCATTTGCTGATGAGTACATCATCACAGGTAATGCTTATCAATCAGCCTTAAAAGCAGGATACAAAGAGAATTATGCTAAAAACGCTCAAGAGAAATTGGTGGAAAAAGGTGGAAAAGTCTCTGAGTACATCAAAAATAAGCTGAAAGAGATTCAACTGGAGCGCCATTTGACAATGGAAGAAGCCTTAGCTATTACAGCTTCTATTGCAAAGGGAGAACCACAGCGATTTGAAAAAGTGCTACGTGATCCTGAAACAAATGAAATTATTGAGCGTGAAGTGAGTGAGTAGTCAGCGGGTTTTAAAGAGAGAAACCAAGCATTAGAACACTTCTATAAAATTAATGCAGCATTTATTGACAAACAACAAATAGAAGTGACTGAAACTCCTGTGTTCGTTGATGACTTAGGTGATGACGATGGCTAAACTATCTGAATTCATTCCTAAAGCATTTGCTTCTACTTGGCGAGCGGCTTTAAATAGTAATATCTTAAATATCGTTGAAAAAGGTGGGCGTGGTTCAGGTAAATCATCTGATATTGCACATATTATTACTCAATTGTTAATGAGATATGCAGTTAATGCAGTTGGTATTCGTTATGTTGATAATACGCTAGAACAGTCAATCTATGAGCAAATGAAGTGGGCCATTTAAGAACAGGGCGTGACTCATTTATTTAAGTTCAATAAGTCACCCTTGAGAATTACTTATATTCCACGTGGAAATTATATGATATTCCGAGGAGCACAAAACCCTGAACGAATTAAATCATTAAAAGATAGTAAGTTTCCTTTTGCAATAGGTTGGATTGAAGAATTAGCAGAGTTTAAAAGTGAAGACGAAGTAACGACTATCACTAACTCACTTTTACGTGGGGAGTTAGATGATGGTCTTCTTTATAAGTTCTTCTACTCATACAACCCTCCCAAACGCAAACAGTCTTGGGTGAATAAAAAATATGAATCTTCTTTTCAGCCAGTAAATACCTTTGTTCATCATTCCACTTATCACGATAACCCATTTATTTCTAAAGAGTTTATAGAGGAAGCTGAAGCAACTAAAGCTAGAAGTGAAAGGCGCTATGACTGGGAATATTTAGGGAAAGCAATTGGTTCTGGAGTTGTTCCTTTTGATAACTTACAAGTTGTTCCTGGATCAATAACAGATGACATGGTAGCAAACTTTGATAATATTCGGAATGCAGTTGACTTTGGTTATGCTACTGACCCATTAGCTCACGTAAGATGGCACTATGACAAGAAAAAGAACGGTATATATGCAATCGATGAACTTTATGGTCAAAAGATTAGTAATAGAGAATATGGGAAATGGTTGCATAAGAAAGGCTATTCTAGTGATAAGATATTCGCCGATTCTGCTGAGCCAAAGAGTATCGCTGAGCTTAAGACCGAGCATGATATTCCACATATTAAAGGAGTTAAAAAAGGCCCAGATAGTGTGGAGTATGGGGAACAGTGGCTTGATGATTTAGACTTTATTTGTATTGATCCAAAGCGAACTCCTAAAATTGCTTGGGAGTTTGAAAACATTGATTATCAAGTGGATAAAGATGGAAACCCTAAGCCAAGGCTTGAAGATAAAGACAACCATACGATAGATGCTACAAGATATGCTTTTAGTGAAGATATGAGAAATGTTAAGACCACGATTGCTTCTAAAGCAAGTTTTGGTTTTTATTAAAGGAGAAACATGGCAATTAAAATAAATAGAGAGATGGCAGGTGACTTAAATAATCCTTCTTCTGAATTGCTTAATCATTGTATTAATCAGCACCAAAGTGATTTTTGGCGTTTGGAAAAACTATCTGATTATTATGATGGTAAGCAAGATATTTTAAAACGAACAAAAGATAGTGCTGCAGCACCTAATAATAAAGTTGTTGTTAATCATGCAAAGTATGTCACTGATATGAATGTTGGTTTCATGGTAGGAAATCCAGTCGCTTATACAAGCAGTGATGATATTCAATCTATTCTTGATGCTTATACAAAAGTTGATATTGTTTCTCATGATACTGAACTTGAAAAAGATTTGTCAGTATTTGGGATAGGTTATGAATTGATTTATATGAATCAGGAACCACAAACTGGGAAAGTATTTGCTGACATTAAATGTATTGATCCACGAGGGATTTTCCTTGTTACGGATGATACGATTGATACTAACCCTTTATTTGCAGTGCATTATCAACCAGTATATAACCTGCAAGGTGCTGTCGATTATTATCTTGTTAAATACTATAACGATAATAGAGTATTGACATATAGAGCGGATTCTATTGGTTTCGGAAATTATAAATTAATCAAAGCACTTCCGCATTATTTTAAGGCAGTACCTGTTATTGAATATCGAAATAACGAAGAACGACAAGGAGATTTTGAGCAAGCAATTTCATTAATTGATGCTTATAACTTGCTTCAGTCTGACAGATTGAACGATAAAGAAGCTTTTGTTGATGCTATTTTGGTTATCTTGGGATTTGACTTAAAAGATGGAGATGGTGAACGTTTAGCAAAAGAAAGATTGTTAATTAATACAAATGCTCCAGGTGAAAGTAGCGTAAGTTATTTAACAAAAACAATGGACGAAAGTTCAGTAGCAATACTACGAGATTCATTACTTGAAGATATTCATAAAGTGACTTATGTGCCCAATATGAATGATAAAAACTTCTCAGGAAATGTTTCGGGGGAGGCAATGAAGTACAAACTCTTTGGCTTGCTACAGCTTATGTCAGTTAAAGAGCGATATATGATAAAAGGTCTAAGACAACGTTTGATTCTCTTTGCCAATTATTTAGAAATAAGCAATAACAATGTTGATATTGACGGTATTAAGATTAATCTCAAACCTAATTTACCAATCAATACAACTGATATTATTAATCAAATCGTTCAGGCGCACCAAGCAGGAATTCTACCTCTTAAAGTGTTGCTTTCATGGCTTCCAGATATTGATAATGTCGATGAAGTTCTTGAACAGTTACAAGAGGAAAAAGAGGATGCTATCGAAATGAATCAGAAAGCTATGGGCGTTCAGTCAGAAGACAGCCACTCTAATCTTGATGATCCACCTGATGAAAATGAGGGAGAAAATCAAGATAACAACAATAAACAGTCTGGTAATAAGACAGATCAAAAAGGAGACCAAGAAAATGACCAAAACAAAAACAACAAAAAACAAAACTCAAAAAACTAATGCTAAAGCAGCAAAAACCCCTAAAGTAACTAAAACTAAGGCAAAAACTGCTTCTAAAACAGCTACTACCAAAAAGAAAGTAGTCAAAAAACCAGTAACAAAAACAAAAAAAGCTAAATAAATACAACTTTCAATAAAATATAGAAAGATATGGTAAATAAAATGGGATTTGAACTTAGTGATAAAACTATTGAAAAACTTAACATAATCGGCGAAGATTTCGCTAAACTCCTAACTGAACGAGCAGCTAAAGAGCAAAACGAATTGACAGAGGCTTTTAGAGCCACTGCTATAAATGGAAAATCTCTTTATGATGAATGTTTAAAACAAGGATTCGATAAAGATGAAGCTATTAAATTTTCAGTTGAATTTCTTGTTGGTCTTTCGAAATGATTACTGCCAAATTCAAAAAGAAAAATAATCAAATTTACTGGTATCAAGTGACTGGCCATGCAGGCTTTGCAAATATTGGAAATGATATTGTATGTGCTGGTGTTTCTGTCTTATATATCACAGTTACTAATGCATTGTTATCCTTTGGTAAGACTTTTGAGCGTGATGAAGGATATTTTATACTTGATCCAACAGATAAAGAACTAGCAAGCCTTAAGATACTTTATGATGGAATTAAGTCAATTGCTGAACAATACCCTAAACATGTAGTAGTAGAGGAGTAAAAAGAATGTCTGACTACTGGCAAAAAAGAGCGATTAAAGCCGAAAAGAAAGTAAATGACGGTGCTAAACAGCTTGAGGAAGTCGTAGCACAGGCATACAAACAAGCTCAATCATATTTAACAAAACAGATTGCTAAATTATTTAGTAGAACTAAGCAGCAAACGGAACTGACAGATGATGAAGCAAAAAGAATGCTTAATGAAACTGTTCCTGTTTCTGAATTAGTTGAGCTTAGAAGATTAGCTAAAGATATTAGTAACCCTGACTTGCAAAGAGAAGCTAAAAAGCGGCTCACAGGACTGGCACTTAAATCAAGAATTACTCGTGCAGAAGATTTAAAAGCAAAGTCTTATCTAGTAACAAAACAAATTGCAGATGTTCAGCTTGACAAGCAGACATCTTTTTATGTTGACACGATAGATGAAGCTTACAAAGAAACTACTGCTGAAACGATTATTCGTGAAGAACAAGCAAATGCAAAGAATGGTATTGTCAAAGAAGTCTGGAATAAAAAAGACTATAAGTTCAAAGAACTATCTACTAAATCTGTGGAAAACATACTTGATAGCCGCTGGATAGGAAGTAACTACTCTAAAAGATTATGGGGAGATACAGAAGCTTTAGCTAAACGGTTAGAGCAGCTATTCACGGTTGAAGCTTTAACTGGGATGAGTGAGTTTCAAATGGCAAAGGCAATTGCTAGTGAATTTGACCGCTCAATTAACGTTGCTAGGCGTTTGATTCGTACTGAAGCGAATTACATGGCTAACCAAGCAAAGCTCAAATCGTGGCAAAACAATGGCGTTGAGAAGTATCAAATCATTGCTATCTTGGATTTGAGAACATCACAAATTTGTCGTCATAAAGACCATAAAGTCTTTCTAGTATCTGAAGCAGTTGTAAATGGTGCAGAAGGTACATATCCACCTTTTCATCCTTGGTGTCGTTCAGTTGCTTCAATGTATTCAGAGCGACTAAACAACATACCTCGCAAGGCACTTGACCCTATCACTGGTAAAACATTTGATATTAAAGGAAGTACAACTTACAACGAATGGATGGTTAAATTAAAATCAATGCATCCAGATGTTGAATTCAAAAGTAGCAAATGAGGTGATCTAATGTCTCGCAGTTATGCGTGAAATAACAACTACTTAAAAATATAGAGCGTTTGTCACTGACAGGCGCTTTTCTTATGCTCAAAGGAGGGAAGAAAATGGATTATAAAGAAAAAATATTAGACTTACTAAATGATGAAAAGTATCAAATAAAAGAGTGGAGTCAATCGAATAAAGAGTTAAATGATTGCTTAGAAGTGGAAGTAACTTTTAAATATAAAGTCCCACTACCAGAAAGTAGTGGGAAAGAACTTTAAAATTTAGGCAAGCTTAGTAAATTATCCAAAATAGAGTCGTTTTTTGCAGTACGAATGTATGGGGCTCTGCCTGCTGGATGAACTGTTTCTACAATTGCTTTGGAACCATCGGATTCTGTGAAATAGTAGTATTCAAAAGGATGATCAATCCATTTTACAACCTCTTCAACAGTTTCTACCTTGCCATCTTGTAGACGAACATGAGTTATCTTTTCTGGTAGTGCAGTATATCCTTCTGCCATTCGGATATGTGTAATTCTAAAAGACATTTAATTCTCCTCTCTAATATATATACTAGGCAAATGAGCCAGTAATTCAATTATAGCAAATAAACTTTTAAGCCCTTGGTGTTCCATGGGCTTTTCTTATGTCCAAGCGTGATGACTTTAAAAGCTTCGGAAGTGCAAGCATTGAACCACTTAAAAAGCAATTGGAAAGGATTAATAACATGAAAATCGCAACATTATGCGGAAACAGTTTACTCAAACTCAACTTGCAACAATTTGCTGAAGGTCAAGAAGGCGGTGAGGGTGGAGCAGGAACTGGCCAAGAAACTCCTCCTGAATTCAATGCTGACAATCTGACCGATGAACAAGTTGCAGCGATCAAAGAAAAGTTTGGTCTTAAAGATGATACTGATGTTGATTCTATTGTTAAGTCTAAACGAAGTCGTTGGCAGAAGGAACTTGAAGAAGAAAAAAACGAAGCTGCTCGACTTGCCAAACTTTCGGAAGAAGAACGCCAACAAGCGCTGATTCAAAAAGAAAAAGATGACTTTGAAAAAGAAAAAGCTGTCTTTCGTCAAGAACAGTTGCTTGTAGAAAAAGGCAAACAACTTCAAGAAATCGGTATTCCAAGTGCTTTCGCTGCTCGTATTCAAGGAAATACTGCTGAGGAAGCTATTAAAGATGTCAAATCTTTCAAAGCTGAATGGGATAAAGCCGTAGAAGCAGCAGTTAACGAAAAACTCAAAGCTTCTGTTGATACTCCGCTTGGTGGAGGTGCCACACCAGGGAAACCAGTTGATATTTCAACTTTAACTTATGAAGAAGCGCTGGCACTGAAAAAAACAAATCCAAAAGCCTATGAACAGGCTACAAAATAAGGAGAAAAAACATGAAAAACAAACAGCTAAAAATGAATTTGCAACGCTTTGCAGATGGAGTTACATTCTTGAAAACACAAGTTGACCCAGAAGTAATGGGTCAAATGGTAGCAGCACAACTTCCAAAAGCAATTAAATTTGCTGGCATTGCACCAATTGATACAACACTTGCTGGACAACCAGGTTCAACAATCACACTTCCAAAATTTAAATATTCTGGTGATGCCAAGGTAGTTGCGGAAGGCGAATCTATTGAAATGGATGAACTTACAACAACAACTCAAACTGCCACAATTAAAAAAGTTGGTAAAGGAGTTTCTATCACTGATGAAGCTGCACTTTCAGGTTATGGGGACCCAGTAGGAGAAGCACAGCGCCAAATTCGTATGGCAATTGCTTCAGCAGTAGATAACGAAATTGTTGCTGTAGCAGGAACTGCAGCACTAACTGTTATTTCAAATGTATCTCTTGATTTGATTGACCAACTTGAAGATACATTCGTTGAAGCACCTGATGCGCTTGAAGAACAAGGGTTTACTCAAGGTGTATTGTTCGTTTCTTATAAAGATGCTGCAACGTTACGCCAAGCAGCTGGTGTTAACTGGACTCGTGCTTCTGACCTTGGCGATAACATTCTTGTTTCTGGAGCATTTGGTGAAGTGCTTGGCTGGACAATCGTTCGTTCTAAAAAAATTAAGACTGGTTCGCCAATTGCGGTTAAACCTGGTGCAATGAAAACATATTTGAAACGTGATGTTTCTGTAGAAGCTGACCGAGACATTAAAAAGAAAATTACGGAGTTCACTGGCGATGAGCATTATGTTGTTGCGATTGTAGATGACACGAAGATCGTACGTGTAGAAGCTGCACCAATTTCTGTAACAGGAGTTACCATTTCACAAAAAACAGCTTCTATGAAAGTTGGAGCTACTAAAGAATTATCAGCAACCATTGCCCCAGATAATGCAACTAATAAAGCTGTTACTTATTCTTCTAGCGCTGAAAATATTGCAACAGTAAATTCTGATGGTAAAGTCACAGCCATTGCAGCAGGTACAGCAAATATCACTGTAACTACCACTGACGGCTCGAGAACTGATGTATGTGCAGTAACTGTTACAGCATAGAATAATGGAATGAGGTAATCATGGAAGAGAATGAACCAAAAACTAAAGCAATTGAACGTTTAAAAACTGATTTGGGCGTTGATGACAATAAGGCTACTGGTTTAATTGAGGATGCGGTTATTCTCATCCTTGATTATACGAATCAGGATAAGATGTTAGATTCAATGTGGCTGTATGCTCGTCAACTGGCCACAGTTGCTTTTAATCGTGAAAATACAGAGGGAGAGTCTAGTCGTTCAGAAGGCGGCATTTCTCAATCCTTTATTGAAGATATTCCTTTAAATATCCAGCGTGGCTTGAATCGTTACCGACTCGGAAAGGTGGTTAGTTTTTATGCGCCTGATGAAACGTGACTTAATTACTGTCTATTTAAGACGAGCAACGATTACGCAGGACGAAGAATTCAATGATGTAATAGCATGGGAAAGTCCTATTGCTCTTGAAATGAATGTTCAGTCCGCAAGTGGTGCTGTCAATGCCACAATTTATGGCTCAAAGCTTTCAAGTATGAAATCATGTAAATATCAAGGTGATGAGCTAAAAGAAGGCAGAGACGAAAACAGTGGAGTTTGCGTGTATGTTGATAAGGACAGTGACCCTGATTATAAAATCAAGTCGATTCAACCTTATTCTACACACATCAATGTGATGTTAGAAAGGAACGATGACATTGAGAGTTGAAATTAAAGGTTTGGACAGACTCAAAAGAAAAATTAATGCCATGCCTAAAATCTTAAATGACGCCGTGAATGATGCGACTTACGAAATCACAGAGTTAGTTCGTTCGGCAGCAGAATTAAGACTGGCTTCTAGTATGAAATTCAGTTCTGGAGAACTGCTTGGAAGTTTAAAGACTGAGGTTGTAGAAAATGCGGAAGGTAAAATAGTCGGGCGTGTCTGGTCGGATAAAGTTCAAGCCATTTATCGTGAGTTTGGTACTGGTCCAAATGGGCAAGCAAGTTCTAAAGATTTACCAGAAGGGGTTAACCCAGTTTATACTCAAACTCGTTGGTTTATTCCAGCTGAGGAAGTTGGAATTGACTTGAATGAAATCTATGGAATGCCTAAGATTACTATTCAAGGCAAAGAATTCTACATCACAAGTGGTCAACCAGCAAGACCTTTCTTATATCCATCATTGAAAGAGATACTTCCACAAATGCCTGAGATATACAAAGAGCACGTTCAAAAGAAATTGAGGGAGCTTAAATAATGGAAAAAGTAAATATTAAAGTTGCTACTGTTTCCGTTTTAAGTGGTATATCTGAGATTAAAAAAGTAGCAACTGATTATCCGTCAACATGGAATGACTTTCCTACAGCTATTTACAGAACGGTTAATACGCCACATTTTGTAGATGGAAGTGGCGAGGAACTTCAAACAAAGTGGTCAATCACCATTGAATTATATTCTAAAAGTAGTTTGACCACTATCGTTAATAATATTATCGAACAATTTGGTGATATTGGTTTTACAGGCACGCAAAGAGATGCGAATACAGCAGATTTAAAGCGTGTCATTATTGAACTATCCGCAATCGTGGATAACAAAACAAAATACGTTTATTCGAAATAGGAGGAAATAAACATGACAACAGTAGCAGGATTACTTTCAAAAGATACAGTCCTTTCTTATAAAGATGGCGCAACTTCAAAACCTGTCGCAGCAGTAAAATCTATTCCAGCAATGGGATCTGATCCTGAAAAAGTAGATGTTACTCACTTAGGTTCAGCTAAGAAAGCATATATTGCAGGGATTCAGGATTCAGATAATTTGGAATTTGCAATCATTTATCAAGGAGACAATTTCAAAGATGTTGATACATTGGTAAAAGCTGGTAAGTCAGTAGATTGGACAGTGACTTATCCTGATGGTATGAAAGTCGACTTTACAGGTCAACCATCTTATAAATTTGATGGTGTTGAAGTCAACCAAGCACTTGGATTTAACTTAGTAGTGGTTGTATCAGCAGGCCCTAACTTTACACCAGCACCAGCTGGCAGTGGTCAATAATTTAGCAATTAAAGGTTAGTCAGAGTGGCTAGCCTTTTTATTTTTTATAAATATAGAAATCGGAGAAACAAAAATGACAAAAGAAAATATCGTAAAACTTCCTGGAACTAAACAATTTGAATTTGGTGGATTGAATCTTCAATTGCGATTGGATGGTAAATCTATTATTGCGATTGAAAAACGCTTGGATGAATCACTCATGGGACTTTTCGTAAATGGTCAAGGTGGTTTTAAACTACCAGCAACAAACAAATTATTGGTAGTGCTTCAAGGTGCAAACCAAACAAGCCGAGTTTCTGATTCAGATTTAGTTAACGCTTTTGAACGTTTTGTTGAAGCAGGAAATACTACTTTTGATTTGTTCAATGCCATTCAAGAATTGCTTGATGAAGCGGGTTTTTTCGGCAAGGACAAGAAGGAGAACGAAGCGACAAATGGGGAATCTCTGGACAACGAACCAGAAGCACCGAGCGAACTCCTTTAAAAACCTACAACAATTTATCCAGCATGCTTGAGGATTTATACCCTCAGGCAGTTGAAGCTGGTATTTCTTCTACAGATTTTTGGGCGATGACTTTTGATGAAATCATGGTCCAAGTAGAAGCAAATAAAAAAAGGCATGAGAACGAGCTAAAAGAAAAAGCGATGTTTGATTATACTCAACAAAGGCTTGGTATCTATGCTTTCAATGATCCAAAGAATTTTCCTAAATATGAAGATGCCTACCCTTTCTTGAATCAACTCAAAGAAGAAGTAGTGCAAGCCGTATCTGAGGAAGAAGAAAAGAAACAAGAGATGCTTACCGACCAAGAAATCATGCGACAAAATGCAATGTTAATTCAGGAAACTCGTAAAAGAAAAAGTCAAAAGACAAATTAAAAAATATTGAATAGAAAAGGAGGTGAGAAATATGGAATTAGAAACGCTAGAGATACTATTTGATGCAAATACTGCAAAAATGGACGAAGCGCTTAGTAAAGTTTTACCTCGTGTAGAAGCAATTATGTCAAAGTTTGAGAATATCACTGGCAAGTCTATGAAAAAGACCGAAGATAATTTGAATATTGATAAAGGTGCAACACAATTTGGCAAACAGTTAGAAAAAATGAATCAGACTTTTGAAAAGATGATGGATCATCTTGAAAGTTCTTCTAAGAAGTCATCAGAAAGTATTGGAGATAATTTATCTACTGGTTTTAAGAAAGCACGTCCTAAAGTATCAAAAGAAATTGATGCCATGCTAAATGAAATTAATGCAAAAATGGGTCAAGCTAAAGCCGCTCAAGAAAAAGTGGCTTATCTAAAATCACAGCGTCAAAGTTCTTCAGCAAAAGGAGATGGTGGGCAAACAGTCAAGTATGATGACCAGATTGCACGGGCTCAGGCCTCAATGGTTAAGTACCAAGACCAAGCAAAAAGTCTTGCTAGATCAATGAAAACTGAGTTTGATGCAGTGCCTTCGTCTTTAGAGCGAATTGCAAAAGTAATGGATGCCAATGAAGCTAAGTATTATACAATGCGTGAAAGTGTTCGAGCTTTACAAAAGGAATATCAATATCAACTAAAACCAGTCGGAAGTTTTGACAAAGGCTTTAAAAATGTTGATACTCCAGACTCATTGAAAACTGCTCAAAAAATGCAAGCACAGTCTGACAAAATGCAAAAGCTAGCAAGCAGTAATGATGTTCTACAAAAGGAATATCAAAGAACAGAAGAGCGTGCAGAATCATTAAGAAAGGCAATCGGACGAATTAACTCAGTTCTTAGCCAATCGTCAATGGCAACTGGGACAGCAGCAGCTGGAGCTAGTATGACAGGTTCAGGATTGAAACAATCTGAACGTGCTGTTTCTAAATATGGCGGAGTATTTAACCGCATGTCAAACTCCATTTCTCACGGTGCTGGAGGAATTGGAAATGGATTGAAAAATTCATTTGGGATATTGGATAAATTTGGAAATCTCTTTTCAAGAAATTCAAATAAAGTTACACAAGGCACCCGTAGTATGTCTATGGGTAACAATGCCTTTTTACAATCAATGAAATACTTGTTACCTTCTTTGATTGTTTACCAATTAATGGGCAGAGCAATTAGCGGTTTAGCTAAGGGGTTATTTGCTACACTTAACACTAATGAACAGTTCGCTAACTCATTGAATCAAATCAAAGTCAATTTAATGACGGCATTCTATCCAATCTATACGGCTATATTACCAGCTATTAACGCTATGATGAGCGCTATTGCAATGCTCACTGGTCAACTTGCTTCATTCATTGCTGGATTATTTGGAACGACTTATCAAGCAGCCAAACAAGGCGCATCAGGTCTTTATCAAAACGTTCAAGCCATGAATGATACTGGCTCATCTGCAACTAAAGCGCAGAAAAAGGTAGAGAAACTTCAACGCTCTCTTATGGGATTTGATGAAATTAACCGCATTGGATTGCAGGATCAAACGCCTACGCCTGATGATGAGGCTGGAGGAGAAAGCCCTAAAGCGCCTGGTGTAGATTTCAATAAAGCCATGGGCAATTACTCAACGCCTAAATGGATGAAGGATATGCAGTCCTTGCTCAAAGACTTCTTCAAGCCTTTTGAGGACGCATGGAAAAATCAAGGGCAAAAGGTTATTGATGCATGGAAATATGCCTTAGGAGAAGTTGTTGGTTTAGCAAGTGCTATTGGTAAATCCTTTATGGAAGTCTGGACAAACGGTACCGGACAGAAATTCATTGAAAATATACTGATTTTATTTGCGGATGTGCTTAACATCATTGGTGATATAGCTAAAGCATTTAAAGATGCATGGAACGAAGATGGTAGAGGAACTGCCTTAATCCAATCGCTATTTGATGGCCTGAACAGAATACTAGAATTACTTCATTCAATTGCTAAATCATTTAGAGAATCATGGAATGATGGAACTGGTAAAGAAATAGCAGCAAACCTCCTTGAGATTTTTACCAATATTTTCAAAACGATAGGTAATCTCGCAGAACAGTTTAAAAAGGCTTGGGAACAAGGCGGAACTGGTAAGAAAATATTTTCTGATATCTTAAAAATTGTTAATGGATTACTTGGTCATCTTAATAATATGACTAAAGCTACAGCCGATTGGGCTAAGAAATTAGATTTTTCTCCACTACTTAAGGGGATAGAGAAGTTATTAAAGAACTTAGAACCCCTCACCGATAATATCGGTGCTGGTTTAGAGTGGTTATACAAAAACGTTCTGTTACCACTTGCTAAATTTACAATCGAAGATGTGCTTCCTGTATTTCTTGATGCATTAGCTGGAGCTTTAAAAGTTATCAATGGTGTAATTGAGGTTTTAAAACCCTTATTTAAATGGTTCTGGGAGAAATTCCTGCAACCTATTGGGAAATGGGCTGGAAAGAACCTAATTGATGGATTACAAGGCGTAGCTGATGTGCTAAATGGTTTAGGCGACTGGTTAGCCAAAAACAAAGACTTTTTACAATCTGCAATAAAAATGGGAACAGATCTCATTGATGGCTTACTCAAAGGTATTGGAGATAGTTTAAAAAACATTGGTGCATGGTTACAAGAAAATCTTGTAGATCCAATAGTAAATGGTGTTAAATCATTATTTGGAATTCATTCTCCTTCTACTGTATTTGCTGAAATAGGAAGTTTCTTAATTCAAGGTCTATTAAATGGGATATCAAGCCTCATTGGTGGCGTTTCAGATTTAATTGGTGGAATTTGGGGAGATATTAAAAAAACAATTTCTGATAAAACACAAGAGATACTGGACACTTCAAAAGCCATTTGGGGGAATATCAGTAATGCTATAGGTGGTGCGGTAGACGGTGCTAAGAAATGGGTTAGTGATAGATGGTCTGATATATCTAAGACAACATCAGATACTTGGGATAATGTTAAAAAATGGACATCTGATAAATGGAATGATGCCAAAAAATCCATAAGCGATACTGCTGACTCCATCGGTACAAAAATTTCTACAAAATGGTCTGAGGTTAAAAAAGGTACATCAGATGCTTGGGACAATGTGAAAAATTGGACTTCTTCAAAATGGAATGATACTAAAACAGCAGTACACAGCGCAGCGGATTCCATTGGTTCGAAAGTATCGAGTAAGTGGAATGAGATAAAGAGCGGAACCTCAACCGCTTGGGAAAATGTAAGAAGTTCTGTTTCAAACGCTGCCAACAATGCGAAAGACAACGCTTCAAACGCCTGGTCTAATATGAAAGATAGAATGGGCGGTTACGCAAACTCTATTAAATCTACAGCCAAAAGTGCGTTTGATAGTGTTGCTTCGTGGGCTTCAGATATGGGCAAAAAGATTGGCTCTGGTCTTGAAAGCGGAGTAAATGCAGTCAGAAGAGGTGCAGCCGCAATTGGTAATGGTATTGCTGGAGTAATTGGTAGTGCAGTTAATGGAGTGATTGACGGTATTAACTGGATTCTCAACAAAGTTGGAGCTAATGGTAACTTAGGACACTGGCAAGTTCCCACCTTTAACGCTTATGCGAATGGTACAAATGCTCACCCAGGAGGACCAGCATTAGTAAATGATGGCTCAGGGAGTCAATGGCAAGAGATGTATCGGACACCGGATGGTAAAACTGGGCTATTCCCTAAAGTGAGAAACCTCATGGTTGATTTACCAAAAGGAACCCAAGTATTGAGCGGTGCTAAAACTGCAAAAGCAATGTCAGGAATGCCTGCTTATGCAAACGGTATCGGTAATTGGATGGGTGAGAAATGGAATCAAGCCAAAGAAATGGTTGGCGATATTTGGGACTATGCTACTCATCCAGAAAAGATTTTAAACATTGCAATAAGCAAGTTTACTAACCTTTCTCAAGCAGTTGAACCTGCGTTATCTATTGCGACTGGTGGTATATCTACTATAGCTAATGGAGCGATGGGAATGATTAAAAAGGCATTCTCAGAAGGTTCAGAAAGCCCATCTGGTACTGGTGTCGAACGTTGGCGACCAGTTATTAAAAAGGCTTTGTCAATGAACGGTGTATCAACTTCTGAAAACTATGTCAATGCTTGGCTAAGACAAGTGCAAAGCGAATCAGGAGGTAATGAGAAAGCTGTCCAAGGTGGATATACTGATATTAATACGATTACTGGTGACTTGGCCAAAGGATTGTTACAAACCATCTCGGCCACATTCAATGCAAATAAATTCCCAGGGCATGGAAATATCTTTAACGGATATGATAATGCACTTGCTGCAATTCATTATGCAATGGGGCGTTATGGTGACCCTGGTATGCTTCAAGTGATTGGTCATGGACACGGTTATGCAAAAGGAACGCCATATGTTCCTGAAGATCAGTTAGCAATGATTCATGAAGGAGAAATGGTTGTTCCTGCTAAATATAATCCTTATAACTCTATTAGTGATTTCAAATCATTTGAAACTTTGCAGTTGCCTGAAATGTTCACGGACAAACCAACTGATTATAGTAATTCTGGAAACCTTGGAGGAGGACAAGATGTTTCAAGCTATGGCTTGGCAAACATGAATGGTTCATTAACAAGTGCCATCATGTTGCTTGTTCAATCTTTAGGCGCACAAACGAGCCAAACTTCAAATGGAGATATTGTGATAAATATCGGAGGCAGAGAGTTTGGCCGGATTGCAGTTTCAGAAATCAACAAATATCACCAACAGCTTGGGTACACTGAGCTTAACATTTAGAAGGAGGGATTATGTCTGCCGAACTACAATTTAATGGAGTGACGGTTAAAACTCCTAAAGAATTCAGCGTCAGTATTTCAACAATTGATGCTGACTCCTCAGGGAGAAATGCAAATGGAGAAATGGTAAGAGATGTCATTGCTCAAAAAACAAAACTAAACATTAAATGGGGCCCTTTGAGTGACTCAGAAGTATCTGATATTTTACAAAGAATTAATCAACCTTTCTTCGTAGTAATTTATCCAGACCCACAAATCGGAAGACAAAGAAGTAAGACATTTTACGCTGGAGATTCTACAATGCCTTCTTACTCATGGAACGATAAGTTTAAAGCAATGAAGTGGGAAAACTTATCTGTAAACCTGATAGAAAAATAGGAGGATAAGAAATGCTTACTGTCTCAGATGATTTTAACAATGCCATGAAAGCAGAGAATCGAAGGTTTGAGACTCGAATAAAAGTTGGTGATAAAGTTTTTACAAAAAACGATATCAATAGTTGGGTATACAGTGGTGGCTCTATTTCTGGAGAAACATTTCAAATAGGTTCAACATTTTCAAATTCTATTAAAATAGAATTTTGTTCAATACTTGAAAATATTAAAGAACTAACAGAAGTCACTGTAGAAGTAGGAATAGCAACTTATGATGCTGATTATCATTATGATAATATCCCGCCTGAAAAAGTGGGAAGTGCAAGAGTGGGTTATGCTAAATTGATTCATTATAAACCAACGGTTTATGAATATGTCTCAATTGGAACTTTTTATGTCACTAAGTGCGATCCAGATAGAAACGAAAACAAAACGACACTTGAAGCGAGTGATCGTTTTGTTTTTTTAGAAAATGAGTATGTTTCTGAACTGACCTATCCAGCTTCTATTCGAGATGTTGCGTTAGAAATTGCAAATAAAAGTGGTTCGATTATTAATGAAACCAACTTTTCAATGATTAGTACCAAAAAGATAAGTAAACCTGAGGGTTATACTTTCAGACAAGCAATAGGTTTAATCGCCCAATTTGAAGCAGGTTATGCAAGGTTTAGCCGAACAAATCAATTGGAAATCATGCAATTAATTGACCCTAAGTTTGCAGTTTCACCAGCAGAATATTTTCAAAAGGGACTAACTAAAAATGAATTGATGTACAAAATAGGTGGGATATCTTGTACAGTACCTGTTCAAAGCGAAAGCGGAAATCAACAAGCTACATATTTATCGGGTAGTAATACTGGTCCACAAATTGTTTTAGAAAATAAAGTGATGACTCAAAGTTTACTTGATGATATTTATCAAAAAGTAAAAAATATCAACTTTTATCCTTTTACTTTAAATTGGAGGGGAAATCCAGCACTGGAAACAGGCGATTGGTTAACACTCACTGATAGAGATGGCACACCATTTAAAACCCCCAATTTAAGTTACACCCTAACTTTTAAAGGAGGATTGACAGCAACTAGTTCAGCTAATACTAACTCTTCAGCTCAAACAGTCTCAGCTTATTCTCCACCGCTTAATCAAATTATTAAAGAGATTAATTCTCGTGTTGATGCAGCTGGTAAAAATTCAGTCTATGACGGAACAGAAGAACCACCTTATCCCAAAGAAGGCGATATTTGGTTCAAAAAGAACGGTCCTGATGATGAAATATGGATTTATACTAAACTTGCGGACGGAACTTACGATTGGGTAATGACTACCTCCACAAGATTATCTGATGAAATTCAGGAAAAAATCAATAATTCCGTTCCATCTGATGAAATTGTCAAAACAATCAATTTATCACAAGAAATGGATGGTAAAGAGTGGCTAAAAATTACGGGTGCAAAAATTTGGTTAACTGATAAAACTCGAATAGATGATGCCATCATTAAAGATGCAATGATTGGTAATTTGAGCGCTTCAAAACTAAATGCTGGAACAATTAACGCTTCGTTAATTAACATCATTAATTTGAACGCTTCGAATATATCGTCAGGAACTTTGACAGCTGTTGATATAGAAGGGGTAAAAATCAAGGGTTCTAAAATCACTTCTGCGGGAGATGATTTTTCAATGCTTCAGGATAATGGAGCAATTACTTGGATAAGAAATAGCGATGGCAAAGAAATTTTTAAATTTTACACCACGTTAATTAATTTGAAAGAAGGGAATGTTCGACTTGATGTTTCTGATTCTGGTTCTTTATCCATTTATAGTCAGAAAACGGATAAAGATTTCTTACATTTTTCAGCCGTTGGGAATACTATGTCATGTTCTGCAGATTTAGATCGCTTGCAAATAACAGGGGATAATAATTCGCTCTCATATACTCCAACAAACTTTGAATATCAATCTAGTGGTGACAATCATCCCAATTTAAGAGTGGGAATAACTGGCTTTAAAATAGGAAGTAATGCAACTTACCTATCAGGAGATAACAATGGAGCAATAACTGCTGTATCAAGCGCTTTAAACATTTTAAGTAATGTTAAAATTAGCCAATTCACTAATATTGGTGGAAATCTTAGTGTGAACGGTAGTCTAAGTGTAATTGGTTCTAAAAATGCTGCTCATGTCACAAGAGACGGGCTTAGATTAACTCCAGCCTATGAAACGGCTGAGTCATATCTAGGCGATATCGGAACAGCAGAAACTGGTGAAAATTGTACAGTTATCGTTCCTATAGAAGAACATTTTTCTGACGTTATTAATACAGATTATGAATATCAAGTGTTTTTACAAAGCTATAGTGAAGGTTTTGTTTATATTACATCCAGAGATAAAACAAGTTTCACAGTGCAATCATCTGTTCCTAATCTTCCTTTTACATGGGAAATCAAAGGTAAAAGAAGAGGGTACGAAAACGACAGGTTGGTATTAACTGATATGAAGTTTGAAGAAATAAAGGAAATTGAAGAGCAAAATTCAAAAGAGGAGGAAGCATGAATAAAGAAATTGATGCAGAAAAATTGATTAACAAACTACTATCTAAGATTACTCAGTTAGAATTTGATAATGCTAAATTATCAGTATTAGTTGAAACTTACGAACTAGAAAATTCTAAGGAGGTTGGTGAATAATGAGTTACGAAAAACAAACCTGGAATAAATATGACGATTTAAAAACTGAAGAAGAAAATATCGAAAATGGTGCGGTTGTTACTGATAACCGTATGAACCATATTGAAGATGGAATATACTCACATACGATAGATATATCAAATCCTCACAAGGTTACAGCGGCGCAAGTTGGACTCGATAAGGTAGATAATATTAAACAAGCTTCAAAGGTAGAATTTGATTCACATACAAATGATACATCTAATCCACATAAAGTTACTGCCACACAACTTGGCCTTGATAAAGTTGATAATATTCAACAGGCAGCGAAGATAGATTTTGATTCTCATGTCAACAATAAAGCTAACCCCCATGCAGTAACCGCAAGCCAAGTTGGGGCATACTCAAAACAGGAAATAGATACAAACTTATCAAAGGCTGTAATGGCGGATGATTCTGGGAAAGTGACTGTTAATGATTTAGTGGTTACGGCAACCGTTAAAACAGTTAACTTAGAAATTACAGGGCAGTCTACAAAAACAGTTTCAATTTATAATGGTGGTGGGCAAATCATATTAACACGTATCGGGCCAATGGTTCAAGCAGATATTAGATCTATGCCAGCTATCCCCGGAAATACTACAATTTCTGGAGTTATTCCAGACGGATATAAACCAGCAGCTGATTATACATCGATAACGCATAGTAATAATAGACTTATTTTTTATGCAAATGGTAGTATCAAACCTGATAATAATGCCATGGTATCAGATAATGGTTACTACTCATGTAGTTGGGTAACAAAAGATGCCACACCAACAACTTAGAATGGTTTAAAAGTAGAAAGTAAGGTTTATGGACGAAAAAGTATTACGAGAAATGCTAGAACGCTTAACTCGTATTGAGACAAAAATAGATAATTACGAATCTATTCGAGATAAGGCGGAAACAGCACTTCTCATGGCGCAATCAAATGCGAAGTTAATTGAAAAAATGGAAGCGAATAACAAGTGGGCTTGGGGCTTTATGCTTACTCTTGCCGTAACTGTTATTGGATATATAATTACTAAAATAATTTAAAGGAGAAAGAACATGAAAACAATTGATAAAGGCACACTTACACGTACAATCTTACTTGTATTAGCGTTAGCTAACCAACTTTTAACAGCTTCAGGACACTCTGTAATTCCAATAGATGATGCCACAGTAACAAATATCATCTCAACTGGTTTCACCGTAGCAACTGCACTCGCTTCATGGTGGAAGAACAACGACTTCACTCATGCAGCTAAAAAAGGAACCGAACTTACTAAAAGTTTAAAAAATGGAGATAGCGTTCAAGTGGTTAAGGCATCTGACGCTGACCATGAATTCACAGAAGGGGGCGAATAATGTCAAGTATTGAAAATATGATTGCTTGGATGCAAGCACGAAAAGGCAGAGTAACTTACTCAATGACTTCACGAATGGGTCCAAAAAGTTATGATTGCAGCTCGTCAGTGTTCTTTGCCATGATTGCTGGTGGCTTTCTATCAGCTGGTTCAATGGGAAATACTGAAACCTTGTTTGGAATGTCTGGCACAAAGCTGAAAGAAATTAGTCGTGGAGAAGTGCAACGTGGAGATATTTTTATTTCAGGTACTCCAGGAGGTTCTGCTGGTTCAGACGGACACACAGGTATCTTCCTAAGCAATGGCTCATTCATTCACTGCTCTTATACTCACAACGGAATTGCGGTAGATACGAATGACGCTTATATGAGTACTCGCTTGCCACATCATTTTTATCGAATTGTTGGTTCAGGTTCAGGAAACACTGACAACAACCCTCAAATGATTATATTGAATGTTGACGGTCAGTTTGGTAATGCGACTGCTAAACGATTACAAGAATACTTTGATACGGCTGGTAAAGACGGAGTAATCAGTCACCAGTACAAACAAACCTTTAATCAAAATATTTATGCGGCACAGTTTGATTCATCACTGACAGGTTCAAACGTGGTAAAAGCATTGCAAAGATTCCTAGGAATTGGCCAAGACGGATTATTTGGTCAAGGAACTATCAAAGCTTTACAGAAGCATCTTGGAACAACGCAAGACGGAACTATCAGCCCAGTTTCTGATTCTGTTAGAGAATTACAACGTCGATTAAATGCGAATAAATTATAA